ATTAGGCTGCGAAAGTGATATTACCCACAGTGGTCACTGTGGCGCCGGAAAAATCGTATCCGTCGACTGTACCCAATGCTTGTAAACGAGCTTGTACATCAGCAGCATTTCCATAGCGAGTGTCCAGCACTGCGTGGATTTGACCGGCTGTGCCCTTGGCTTGATACATAACTGGGCGTAATTCTTCTACAGCTAACTTTAGTGCTCCGCCATTGATATTGCCGCTGTAGCTGGCTAAGTTGGCACCAGTGTCAATTAATACTGGATATAGTTCATCTGTGACATATAGTGTATTATTGGTTACACCAGTGCCGTTGGTCTTGGTTACTGAGGGCATTTTTAAACTCCTTTAATGTATTTATTTACACAAAGAAAAAGGACACAATAATGTGTCCTTGATCTTGATGCTTTTGAAAATATTAAGCGTTGGTGATTCTCACTGTGGTGTTCAGTGTAGCACTACCCAGAGTCCAACGTACTTTTGCACCGTTGGCGAACTGTGTACCAGTATTTTGAATTAAGGTAGCAGTGCGGCCACTGATTTTCTTTACCCAATAAGTACCGCTCGCGCTGTCAGTGGCCACTATGGCCATTAAACCAGCTGCGTCTGGTGTTCTTGCTACTAGGTTGAATGCACGAGTGCCGTCTTGTGTACGAACTTTGAATCTACGAGCACCCAACTGCTTGATGATATCGTTACCAGAAGTTCTGTTGGTGCTAGAAAAACGAGCCTGTACTGCAATAGCGTTGGTCACTGAGGAAGTCAATGTAGCTGTTGCTACTGCGACGTTGGTGTTAGCGCCAGTGAATGTCAGTGATGGTGCACTGGTATATCCAGTACCGGGATTGGTAATTGTTACTCCAGAAATATTACCAACAACTGCGTTGGCGATTACCACAGTACCAGTGGCCTGTGTACCGCCCTGAATTTGTGGTGCTGAAAATGTAACTACAGCGTTGGCTGATGAATATCCAGTACCTTGTGTGCCCACGGATACTGTTGCTACTCCCTCACCGCCCACGTTGTCAGTGTTGCGTTCTCCGAATAATTTACTATGTAGTGGTCTTCCCATTTGGTTTCTCCTTTATGTTGGGCGTTCTAGGCCTCGCGGCGGGAAACCGCAAAGTCTCTATTTAAATAGAGCTCAAGTCTGAACTGATAGTATTTATCCTTCTTTCATTATTTGATTTGCCGCGATGTGTTTCGGCGTGACGCTCATACCATAGCTCCGATTTAGGTTTTTTCATATAATCGTAGGTCACTCCCTTTAAGGTTTTACTAATCTTGTCTTTAACCCACTGCGGGGTAGCTCTACCAAGTCTCTTTTGTCTAATTAACTCTGCATATTCTTTGCGAACTTTTTCGTATATCGAAGAAGACATAGCTTTTCTTTTTTGTGTTTTATTTTTGGAATTCATAATCCATAAGGCGTACACCATTTTAGATCGATATTGACCTTCGACCATTTTAGTTAATAAAAGATGACAGATATAATGTTCTTTAGCGGAAAGTTTTACTAAATTATCTTTAAAATTTGTTCCGCCTAATGATTTAGGTATAATGTGATGTTTTTCGGTATATCCGACGTAGTTCACCCTTGCTTGAGCGTTTTTAATAATGTTATAATACCACTGAGTGTATTTGTTTTGTAAATACATTTGCTGGGACTCCTCTTAGTCTTAGAGCAGATGGACATTGGCGTGTCGCGATCTGCATTAGTATTTATGAAAATTCAAATAAAATCACGTGAGGGGCACCAATGGGTATTATTAACACTTCGGAATCTATAGTCACTGCGTCACCTTCGTTTATCTTGATGTCATTGATCATTAATTCTCCCTCTAGTACTAAAAGATAGCTATTATTTACTATACAATTTTGATCTAGAAGGCCTGCCCAGATTTCAATTCGAGTATTTTTAAATTCTATGGGGACTTTCCCAAATGTCATATCTTTATTGATTAATTGATACTGTGCTTGTCGATCTGCCACTATGATATTAGGTTCCACCCAAATTTGTAGATACCTGTTATCCTGTTCACTTTCATTACTAAGCTCGTGCCAGATACTATCCCCACACCAGAAATGTTGTATCTGGCCGCGGCTAGCTACGTTATCATTTCCAATGTTGTCATAATGCCTGCATTCTCCCCGAATCATATAATTTAAAATATCAAGATTTTTATGCTCGTGCCAGGCTGTTTTAAACCCCGGTCGTGTTCTATCATCATTGATGGTTTTAATAGGCCCCCAACCTAGATATCTAGGGTCTTGGTAACTCATACAACTAAAGCTACGGTAACTTTGATAGTTGTCTTCACCTAGATGTGATTGAGGTATATACCCTCTTGTATTGGCTGGTCGTATTTGCATCAAGATATTTAAGTCAAGAAAAAAGCCCTAAAATAATTTAGGGCTTTGGAATCGCTAGTTATCAATTAGCAATTGTACTCTAGGCTGCTACCATTGAGCACTGCATTATAGACAGCGCAAGATGTTGAGCAAGCTTCGTCAATGGCATCTTCCATAACACCGTTACGATTCTGGTTAGTGTTTAAATCGTCTGGTGTATCAGTAGCCGCTGTTTCCCAGGCAACAGAAACTGTAAAGTTTTGGCTGTTGGGTGCACTGACAGAATAAATTTCTGCCACTGACTGAATGGCTCTTACTGCTTTAGAATACAGGCTGTTTGAAGCTGTGTAATTAGTTTCTACATCTGTGTTCATATCAACGACGAAAAATACTTGGCGACGTGTTCCTAATTGTGATGTTTCTACTGCCTTGGCGTGATTGGCAGCTACGCTTGTTCCGACTAATGTTGGCATTTTTATTTTCCTTTAAAAATCATATCTTAAAGATATTAATATTATTTATCTAATAGAATTAAAAAAACTAAATTTAGCCCACAAAAAAGGGCCTTGCGGCCCTTTAATGTTTCCCATCCCTACTGGAATTAGCTGAAGCTTAGGTTACTTACTGCGATTTCTTCTAGGTAATCGCCTGCGTTACCTAAAGAGCTTGCAGTGTTGGTTAACTCTACGTAGCCATAACGTGTCATAAAGCCAACTACTGGTTCAAAAGTAGTAGGATCTAGAACAACGCCAGAACTCATTAGAGGAATATATGGGCAGTAGAACGCGGCTGCATCAGCCTCGCTTGAACCCTTATAACCAACTAGCACAGGTGTGCTGTCGCTAGCATAGCTATCGACGTAAACACGCATTGCGCCGTTTAGTGTACCAACAAACTTGGTGTTGGTAGGTGCTTCAAATGTACCTTCAGTTGTACGAGCAAATGCTGAAGTTGTTGCGCTCTGTAGTACGGTCAGAGCTGCTGGGCTAACAACTGCCCAGTTACCAGCGCCACGACGTGTACGCTGAGCGATTAGGTTAGCTGCGCGGTTGATAACAACTGCTAGAGCAGCGTGTTCATCACCAACGAATGTAGCTGTACCTGAAACAGCAGCTTGGTCATAGCTGTATGTGCTACCAGCTAGAGCACGTAGAGAACCAAGAACTTCCTGGTCGATCTCAACTGTGATCTCTTGTGCTAGAGCAGCCATAATTTCTGCTTCTACATCGATGCCGTGCATTGACTGTGCGTCTTGAGCGGCTTCAAATGTCCAACGTGCGCTTAATTTACGGGTCTTAGCTTCAACGACCTGTTTTAAGATTTGCACGTTGATCTTACGGCCTGGTTGTCCTTCTAGTGCGCTGGTTGTATCAGCACGACCAGTTGAACTGTTACCAGAGTAAGCAGTTGCAATCTTGAATGGGCTTAGTGCCTCGTCGCCAGCGTTAACTGCGGTGCTGTCGAATGCGTTGGTACCAATGCTTTCTGCATAACGAACACGTAGAGTGTGGATCTGTGCAACAGGTCCTGTCATTGGCTGAACACCAACGATTTCGTTTGCAATAACTGTAGGCATAACACGACGGATAACTGGTAGGATAACACGGTTAAGTGTTGCTACGTTACCTGCAGATGTTGCGCCAGCAGTTGCATTTTCAGCTAGGTGCTTGCGAGTGTTTTCTAAAATTACACCCATAGTGGTTCTACGAGTGCCTTGTAAGCCTTCTAACAGGGCTTCTTTTGTTTCGCCCCAACGGCTTTCTAATAGTGCTTGTGTCATAATTTCCTTTTCTCCTGTTTAGGGTTATTTAAGCCCTGCTAAACGCTTGAGCTCATAAACGTTACTGTCTACTGCCTCAGCGTTGACTTTAGCAGATTTATCACCAGTTACTTCTACACGACTTTCAGCTAGTACTACAGGCTTTTCTGCCTTGGTATTTGCTGTGTTGTTTAGAACTGCTGGTAGATACTTGTCGTACGCAGCACGAAGTTTTTCGGTCTGCACACTCTCCAGAAGCTGACTCATTACTGCCTGCTTCTCTTTGTTCAATGGCTTCAGCAACTCCGACATCGTTTGCTGACGCTGTTGACTCTCTTTGATAATGGAAATTTCACGCTCGCGGCTTTCTACAAGCATAGCCTGTTTTGCTGCCACTTGACGTGCTTCCTCTACCTTTTGTTTTTGTTCTTCCAGTTCTGCTTTTAGCTTGCCAATCTGGTCATTCTCATTGAGGTGAGTAATTGCAAATTCACTAGCAAATGCTTCGAAAAGACGACGACCAAAATTGTTCTCACGAGCAACTTGAATGTCTTCTTTAAGCTGGGACATTTCTTCTTTAAGCTTACGGCTGATGGACTCTCTAACAAGATCAGCACTCTGTTTAACAAACTTAGCCTGTAGATCAGCTAATTTTTCTTTAGCTTCTGCAATTAGGCGAACTTTTGTTTCAACTACTTCTTGCTTGTCCTTGGCAAATTCCTGAATCTCTTCAGCCAGTTGTTTAACTGTGAATTCTTCTAGACGTGCAATAGCATTCTGATATTGTTTACGATCTTGACGCAGTTCCTTGATTTCTTCACTTAGTTTAGAAACTAGGAATTGATCGAACTTAGCTACGTTCTCTTGCATCGCTTTGTTGAAGCGCACACGATCTGCTGCTAGACGTTCTTTATCTTCTGCGAACTCACGAATCTCTTGACTAAGAGTTTCGCTGATCATACGGTCCATTGCTTCAACCATTACACTTTTATCGTGTTCGTATCGACCAGCAAACTCGTGACGCATTTCCGCACGAATTTCCTCGCGAGCTTCATTTAACTTGGCTTCCCAGGCTTCGCTTATGGCTTGCTTGGTGTCTTCGTTAATGATCCCGCTGTCGATCAATGGCTTGAGTGTATCAAACATATGGATCCTTCTCCTTAAATTTTTAAGTCTTTGATGAGGCGAGTTACTTCCTCACGCAAATACTTCTGTACTTTTTGATTTGCCCCAGCATCTTTTGCTATCTCGAGAACCTTGTGACCGTGTTTCATATTCATCAGTCCTTCATAGACTGCTTTAGGATATGCATTGGGCGCACTAGGCTGGGCTACTATGTCTACAGTGACGATATCAAAGTCACTGACGTGTCCCGAACTTTCGTTAACGTTGCCGCTACCTCTGCTCGATACACCTAATTTTACTCCTGATTGCAGCATAGTTGTAACTAGTTGCCCCATAGGAGTTGGTAATATTTTCAGTTTACCATAACCATTAGGACCGTCCATCCACATATTTTGAATCATATGGCAAACACGATCTAGGTTAATCTTTAAATCTTCGGGATGATCTAGTTCGCCAAGAACGCTATAACCATCACGAATAACATTGTTAATATTGTCAACAGCTTTACTGATTTCAGGAACTGGGTATACTCGTTGGTTGGCGTTTTTCACACCACCTTGAATAAAAATACCCTGCATATAGAGACTTTTTTCTTTTCCGTCAGCATTGGACTCTGCAAGAACTTCCATCCTTGCAGAGTCAAATGTGAGATGTTCTCTTAGTATGCTCATTAATTACTTGCCTAGTATGCTGTCACCAGCTGCTGGCTTGTTTTCACCGTGTTGTGGTTTCATCTGGCTATCAGCCTTCTTCATACCACCAACCTTGTTAGTGAATTCACCCTTGGTTTTCATTTCTCCGCCCTTGGTTAACAAACCTTTAGGGTCAGCACTAGGGGTGCTATCGCCACCTGGCTCGGTGTGTCCACCTAACTTAGGAGCTTTGCCGCCCATATCGTTCTTGCTGGCTACTGTACTTTTAGTATTAACTTTAGCTGATTTGCCTGCTCCTACTTCGTGGCCTTCGTTACCAGCAGGGGTGCTTTCCCAGTCGCCGCCAACTTTTTCCATATATTCACGTAGCCATTCTGCTTCGGTTAAACGACGCTCGCCCTTGGATTCCATATATAAGCTTTCTTCTGGCATCTGTTCGCTGCCTTCATCGCCCATCATATCTTCTGTATCATCAGCTGGCATTTCTTCATCGCTGTGATCCATACCCATTAACTGATCAAATTTATCAGCAATAGCTTCTAGTTCATCTTTAACGCCCATAATATCAGCTTTGGTGGCTGGCTCTTCATCAGATTCCTCTGAGTCCATATCCATATCCATTTCTGCATCAGCTGGCTCTTGCTCATCGGAATCCATTGTTTCTGGATCTTCTTCAGCTTCGTGCATTTCATCTTCTTCGTCAGTGATTTCGTCTACCATTTCTTCAACGTCATCACCACCCATAGCTTCTTCCAGATCTTCTTCGTCGATTAGACTTTCGTAGATCTCTCTACTTTTTTCTACAACTATCTCGTGGAACAATGCACGGGCTTTATCTTCTTCCTCATTGATGATAAACTCAATGAGTTGTTCGTATTTGGTTTTCATTACCTAGGTCTCCTTGTTGGTAAAAAAGCAATAACAGTAGTGTATTTACTGAACTAAGGAAAAAAGTATAGGTTTAAGCCGGTTTTTGGCTGATTTTTACAATAAATTTTAAATTTTACTGTAAAATTTAAATGGAAAGTCCACCGCCTGCTGCTGCGGGTGGTTTATATTGGCTGGAAAGATTCTTTAATTTCTCTTCGTGTTCTAGTTTGCGTACATCGTTCATCATACGCAGACGGTTAAGCTTGTCTAGAGTTAATTTACTCTGACGTTTTCTATTATCCTCGATCCGGTGGCTGGTATTATCGTCTTTTTCTCTACGATAATTAGCAGGCTCGGGGTTATATAACTCTGTGATATACATAATATTATTTATATGGCGGGCGGAGGAGCCGCACCAGTTGCTGGTTCTGCAGGTGCTTCTGCACCAGGTTCAGCCCCTGCTTCGGCACTAGGTTCTGCTATTTCTGCCGATTCTAAATCGCCAGACAGACCGCCAGGACTTATTCCCACGCTTCG